CCGCTTCCAATCACATAGTGATAAAGGGTTAGGTTTTAAAACCAGGGACCAAGGTCGTACCAGTTGCTAGATACAGCCTTGACTACTTTTTGAACAGTTTTTTTACGAAAGGGAACACAACATTTTTTATCAAACTCATTGAGAGGTCCACAACCGGTGACATACTGGATTTGTCTGTCAGTGTCTTCGCAAGAAGAGCCACTGATCTCAGAATCCATTCCGCTGCCGGCCATGTACAACACGTAAGAGTAATACGCAACACTTGAGTGTGCTTCGTATCTGCTGGTTCTATTCTGGATCGTTTTAAAAATCCAGAATCTGACGCCGTTCTTAACAATTGACTTAGGTCTACTTTCGTCCCAATTTCTATAGACATGTCCGTCACCAGCCCCGTAGGGACCGGCTGGAATACATGAATTATAATATAAATTGGATCTTTTTTCAACCGTGTCATATGCTTCTTTAAGCCTAACGTCACACCCGTACCCGTTGCATCTTCTATGCGCAAGGATACGTATTCGGTTTTGTAGAGTAATAGATTTGATTCCATTATCTACTCCTTCCTTAATATAAAGGGGCGTAACATCCACCCCACCAAAGAAATGCCCACCGCAACTCTCCCTAAATAACCCTCTTGAAAATGATTTCTTGAGGTTAAGATTGAAGCCAACGATAGGTAGCCAGTACTGCAAGTCAGAAACAATGCTTGTAGGACAGATAATGTCATCACCATATACGCTTAGCGTATCCGGTGTATACCATATACCTTTCCTCTCACATAAACACATACAAAGAGTCAGAAACAATAAAGTCTCTAATTCAAATGTAAAGGAGTTACCCATACTTGAAAACTTTTCGAGGACGATGTTTTGTCCTTTATACGTCGTGAGATCACAACGTAGTGCATCCATGATTTCAAACCACAAGTGCGGAAGCAGAGCTTCCACTAACTTATAGGAGATAGTATCACTAGCAGCTTTCAAATCAAGCGTCGCGAGACGTCCGTCTAGCGAAGCTTGTTTAGCCAAGGTTTTATGTTTTTCTTGCAATGATGGTATGTGGTAGCCAGCCTTTGATAAGGACTGCTTTATCATACTTCCCACTGCACCTTGGAAATAAGTATTTATATTTGGTTCCACGCATATAGCGCGGTGTGTTTTGG